TTGCATCAGTAGATACATTGCTCACCTCACCTGCCGCAACGTTTTTTATTTGACGCTCAAAGCCAGCAGAACCTACAGAAACAATATCTCCTTCTGCAGTATCTGCACCACCAGCCCATGAATAAGTAATCCCATTCACCACTGTTTGAGTTTGTTTAGTTCCTACTTTATCTGTAATTGAACCGCCACCTAATGCTACTGAGTTATCTCGATTTGCTGTAGCGCCAGAACCGATAGCAACAGCATTTACTTTACTTGCTGTAGCTAATGTCCCCATACTTACACCAAGCTCAGCTGCAGTTGCTTTCATACCTACAGCGACAGCAGCATCCGAAGCTTGTGTTGGCGTCCAACGAGGAGACAAAATATTTTTCCCTGTTAAATCAGTAAAAGCATCCTTTATAGTCGCTTTTTTAGACTGATCATTTTTAGGATTAGTATATGTAATTTCTTTTGTTACAGCCTCATCTACATCATCCCCACCAATTGCTATAGAAGAATCACCATAAGCATAGGCATTACCACCAATAGCAACAGATTGAGTCCCTCTAGCCCAAGCACCATCAGGTTTATTTTCAGAGCTACCATTTCCACCACCAATCGCTACTGACTGAGAAACTTTTTTACCTTTCTCACCCACTCGACTATTGGTACCGATAGATATATTAAAACCACTGTTAGTTAGATCAGAACCATATAATGAACCATTATTTTCTGTTCGTCCTGCACCTCTACCTATAACAATCTCATCACCACCTAATGCATTCGCTTTAGAGCCGATAGCAATAGAGTTACCTGAGGCTTTTGTACTACCTGAGTTGACATTAGAACCTGAAGTAGACTCAATATTCACCGCAGCTTCAACCCCATTTAAACTGAATAAAAGTGCGGTTGCTCCCAAGAAAGTCTTAATAGTATTACTTGAACTTGCTTTCTTATGTGCTTTAGTTAATTCAGAAACGGCAACCCAAGATTGTGTTGAGTGATTCCAGACTACACGGAAAATTTGATTCATAGATGTCTTCCCTATTAAAGATTAAAAGGTCATAAAAACTGAGGGCGATCTATTTATCATAAACCGCCCCACACCTGAAAAATACGCGCGCATAGTAACAGCGAAAAAATATAAGTCAAGTAATTTAACCTAATGTTTACATATGTAAACATTTTCACACTATATCACTAATATAGTGTGAAAAATAATTACTTATAAAAACAAAAAAGCTCGTCAAATTTGACGAGCTTTTTTTAACTTACATAAAACTGTATAAATACAAATTACGCGCGTTTGAAGTCAATGTGAACCAATTTCAAAACACAAAAATTTTATAAATAAAATCATACTATTAAAAATCTATAACGCCTGTAATTTCCGAAACTGTACACGTTTTTCCGAAATTAAAAAAGTTACAGGGCTATAATAATGCTATTTTTAAATTAAAATTTGAGAAACAAAACGCCCTTTAAACTATCATTAAAGGGCGTTTAAATTAGATATAAGAAACAGCGGAATTACCCGCCGTTTGTCTTAAACCCTCTCAGGCCAAGGATCGGATGTTGTCCACATCATAGCGGGCGGTCTTAGATTTTTTGGGCCAATGTCAGGTATTGCATCATTGCCTTTTACTTTAGGGTCGGCGTGGTATGGGGTAAATCTCATAAAATTAGCATCGCCTACCCCTCCCACATAAATACCTGCAACTGCTCTGTTGGTGTCATCATCAAACAAGCTAAATCCACAAGAGTCATCTGATCTAAATCCAAGAGGAATCCCACTTGTACCAATAACTTCAACTCGACCTGCTTGTCTAGGTTTAAAATCTTTTTCGTTTTTACCCAAATAACCAAACAGCCCCCAAGATAACCCGCCCATGTGGCAGGTCACAAAGTTTCCTTGACGACGAAGTTTAATATAAGCACCGGGTTTTAGGTTTTTGGTTGCAACAGTAACTAAACCTGTATCACCATCGATAACCACCCATTTCTTATTTCGTTTTTGCCATTTCCAAGCTCCGACTCCACCGCCATCTGATGACTCATAGATAGTCCCGTTAGGCTCATTGCCTTTTATTTTGGGCTCCTCTCCTGTTATTTTGTCACCTGTTGTATCGGGCTTATCAGGGCGACCTCTACCAAGCACAACGGTTATGGCTTTAATATCTCGCCCGATTTGTTCAATCACCTCGGGCAGTTGTTGTAAAAGGCTCATTAGCTATTTTTCCCTTTTTGATAAGCCGCTTTTAGGTCCATTCCATTTAGTGCATTAATTTGCTCAATCACGCCATCTAAACTCTGTTTAAACTCCGTGAGTTTAGTTGTTAATGCCTCAGGGGTACTGCTCCCGCTTGCTTTAAGTTTGCGTAGTTCTTCTGCGAGCTCACGGAATGTATCTAAATCTGCTGATACCTCACCGCCTAACAGGTCATTTTTAAGCTGGGTTATCTTTGTCTCAATTTGAGCCAAAATATTTTTGTCTTGCTCGCCTAAGTAAGTTGCAAATTCGGTTAATAATTGCTGGATTGTTTGTGTTGTCATAGTCGTCCTATTTTGTAGTTGAGTATTAGATCATTGATATTAGGGATTACAGGCATGTATTGTTGGTTGGTTAATTTAACCCTGAATACCTTCTTGCCTATTAGTTTCACCTTTATTTTGGGTTTATCTCTAACTTTGATCGTTATTGTTTTATCCACTAACCCACCTCTCTGGTCACATCTGCTAATAGAGCAAAATCTCCCCCAGCTAACGTGCGTACTAGTTGATTGCCGTCAATGCTTTGCAAATCCCATTTAGCATTTTCCCAAGTGGCATTTTCGGTTTTGTCGTGGCTTATACTGACCTTAATCAGGTTATTCTCGACAGTAATATCACCAGTTTTAGTGGAGAGTTTGATGATTGGCTCACCTTTCTTAGTTGGCTTAATATGCAAATCAAACCGATAACCACTAAAATCGACCGCACTTTCATCTTCGTGCGTGACTTCAAACGCCCACCCTTCATCGTCTCCACGGATCATTTCCAAGTCGATTGTTTCCATTTCCCCTCCAATAAAAAACCGCCCGTAGGCGGTATCTCTAATAATTAGATGATTAGATAACAATCTGTCCTTGCTCTTTTAAGTAAGCATAGATGCGTCCTAGATCGATTTCCTCCGTTGTTTTGCCAATGTCATCTTGAGTTAATGGCTGTCCAAAAATGCTTTTTGCTGCGGTTGGATCAATCCATTTATATTCCGAGATGATCGGAGTAAAGTCTGTCACTGCACCATCATTGTCTGTGCCAGTACCAAGTACATATTTAGCATTAATTGAGCCGTCCTCTTGTCTTGAGTATGCAGCAATCACTGAATACATTGGGTTTAAGATTTTGTTAAATGTTGTCATAGTTTTGTCCTTATTTAGATAAAAATAAAACCCAATCGATTGACTGGGTTACGGTTGCTTAAAATTCGGCTATAAGCAGGAGTGGGTTAATTATGCTCAGGTTTGAGTAATATTCGCTAGATTGCGACGGGAAAGAATGTTTTCTACCAGGGATGGGCGCAAATTCAGTTGTGGCTAAAATTTTAACAGTTCCATCTTCTTTTACGACAGGAATAACCTCTCCGGCTTCAAACGTGGCTCGCTGATTCCACGATCGGCATAAATCATAATATCCAAGAGGTGAAACTAGGACAAACTCATTATCCCCTAATTTTGTTGAACTGCCCTTTTCTATATTAGACTTAACATGATTAAGATCACCATAATTAATTTTAGATGAACTTAAAGCTGTATTATGGATACGCAAACGCTTTGCATAACCTTTACTGCTATTACAATACTTACAATTTCCGCTCTCATCATAAACTGCAATACCATATTCTGGCACATTTTTTATTCGTTTTAGAGGGACTACTATTTTTAATCTTATTCGAGCGCTTTTTAAGCTTTGATTATTAAAATATCTCCCATCTAACCAGTGGTAAGTATAAGGATTATAAATTTTAACTCCCTCAAAGTTTTCATAGCTAGAAGCAATGGTAGAGACTATTCTAATTTGAAATTTACCATTATATTTTCTAATAAATGGTCGGTAATAATAAAAAAAGCCATCTATATTAAATTTATCGTAGTGCTCCCCACTAGTTTGTTTCTGACCATCAAAATATTTAATAAAACTTCGATTAGCGAAAACAAGAATCTCATCTTCCGAATAGTCATTCGCATTAAGAATATCGCCATTTGGAATGTCCCACCATCCTTGTGTTAATTGACCACTTACGTCAATGTCATGAACGCAAACAAGTAGCTTTTCATCTGTCATTGAAAAGTTTTTCCCAAAAAGTTGAATCCCAAACTTATCCATAAATCACCCCATTACAAGAACGGTTATATTATTGCCGTATGGTTTATTTCGGCAGTGTACCCACTCCCAGTGCAGTACTTTACCTTCAATGCGGAATTTTGGTAGCAAGCTATCGTTACCAAATGTATAACCGCCTGATACAGTATAGACCGCAGTTAAAATATTATCTTCATAAGACTTACTGCCATTTTGTCCGTAAGGAATTGTGAATTTATCTACTAGTAAAACAGTTTTACTCGCAAGATCGAACGTTTGACCGTTTTCATATACTTCAATCCCATACATTCTGTCACCGCCTTTTGATTTTTTCTTTTTTCGATAAAAGAAAGCCACGGCAATAACCGTGGCGATAATTAAAACAAGAATTAAATAGATCATCTTAGTTTTCCTATTTTTAGTCTCGGTCTCCCACTAGTGTCATAAACAATGATGTTTTCATTGTTCATCACAAGCCCTACATTGCCTTGATTAGCCCTCATCTCGACTTGCCCCTGGTTACTCACCTTGAACCGATTGTTAATATTAATCGATCCGCCTGTAATATCACCAAGATCTGCACTAATTGCTGATAGACTAGTTACGTTTAATTTATCGGCAGTAAGCGACCGTGTGGCAACGTGGTTTGCACCAATACTGTTAGCCGCAACGTGTTTAGCCATCACCGCCCCAGTTGCAATCTCATTAGTGGTAACACTATTAGCCGCTAATAGCTCGGTAGTGATTGTTCTGGTTATGATAGAGCCACCATGTATTGAGGTTACACCTGCATTTTGCCAAGGACTTGGTTGAGTTGTGTATTCTGTACACTCTTCAAGCATTGGACGGGCAACTCGAAGATGTTTATTTGTCTCATTGCTATTTGAAATAATCCAGAATATTGGTATTACTTTAACTGCATTATCTGGGACTTTAAACTTAACAGATGCCCTCTTTGTATAGCCCGTTAAACCGCCATTAAAAGAGTAACCGTTGATAACACCTGTATCAAAATCCTTATAGCCCCCATCTTTGTAGAGACATCTAGCCGTTAGTTTTGAGCTAGCTCTATGTACACCAATGTAGGCAGATAACATATACCAACCGCCACTATTAACAGCCACAGATTCCATTGCAACAGTCGCCTGTGCCGATAAATCGCCATCAATACTGAATATCAACTGGTTTTCGTTTTGCAGGTATGATGTCAAACCCCAAGCATCATTAGCCTGTTTTGAGCTTGCTCTAAAATTTTTACCATTTGAACTCATCCATGAAAAGCAACCATGTGGCAATCCATTATCCTGCACGTTTGCGAAAATTGGGTTATAGAGCAAATTCCCACCTAACCCAATTGCTAACTTATCCGCTGTAACTTCGCCTGCCGCTAAATGATTGGCTCTTACTGCTCCAGCTTGCAACGCTCCAGCTCCAATTGTGTTTACACCAATCTGATTAGCTTGCAACGTGCCAACTAATTGAGTTGTATTGATTCGTATGCCGTTTACATCAACCCCATTTTCGATGTATTTACTTCCGTTCCAAGTGTATAGTTTTCCGTCGGCCGTATTATAGACTTGCTTGTAGCCTATAAATTTATTGACGTTTAACCCTGTTACGGTTTTAGTCATTTCAAGGTTTCTAGCTGGCAACGCAGTATCAATTACCTCATTTACAATGTTCTGAGATAGCTTTTTATTCAGCACCTCTAATTCGGCATCAATATCTACCGCACTTTCGCCTTTAATCCCTGATTGCTGATTAAATGGGCCAACATTCACACCACGAGCATGTCGCAACCAGTAATATCTAACCTGTTTTGCGCCAACTTCGTGCGTGTACATTCTTGCTGTGACTTTCGTCAAACGTTTGGCTATTTTAATGTCATCTGTTTCACTGGTAAAAATTTCTGTTGCCGTCGCATCATCAACCCAATCCCACTCAAGCGTGATATTACCCAGACCACCAGTTGTTCTTACGCCTGTTGGTGCTGGCGGTTTATTGATGGTAAAAGTCTGAGTTTTTTCACTCAATAACTGTCCATTCTCATTTTTAACTTGGATAAGGACGCTATAATCTCCGTTTTCGAGACCGTCTATATTAAGATTGTGAGATTGTTGCCCTAATCGCACGTCATATAGCACACCGCCTTTATAAATGCGGATGTCGTATTTTACGATGCCATTACCGCCAGTCACGCTACTGTCAACTGATACGCTACCATCTGCATTTACTGCCACACCAATGTTACTAATTTGCGGTGTAGTAAGTACGGTCGTTCCTACTGGCTCAAACTTGGCGCCATTATCAACAATAGCCTCTTTTTGTGGCTCGTGTTGTAACGCCATAATGGTGTACTTGCCTTTATCCTCCTCTTTTACAGATAACGCCTTAAATAATTGGCTTGTTACTTGTTGAGTAGTCAAAGACCATACGCCGTATAGCTCCAAACCTAATGGCGGTTGATCGAGTGTTACCTCTGCACCATTGACTGAGATAATCTTAATATTTTGATGTTTAGCATTGGCATTGATATAGCTAAGATAACTATTACCGCTAAGGGTGATTTCACGGTCTAATGTAACGGTCGTGCCATTAATAGCTAAAACTCGACCACCAATATTAGTACCTGCATAGTGCGTATCAGCGACTTTGATAATGTCGCCAGGGATATGCATTAACCCTTCTGCGCCAACAGTAAAGGTAACGGTTTTGGTTTCTAGTTTTTCTGTTTGCAACAACCATAAGGCAGTGCGGTGCGCTTGCCCTCTTGATGTACAGCCAAAAGCCGTGATTTTCTTAACGTTTAATCCGTGCTTACGAATTTCTTCGTCATCAGAAACATATTCAATCGCTTTCTCGTAGCTATTCTCTTTATCCGCGTATTCTACTTGGATTGCATTATGGCGGGATTTTCGAGCCGAAAATGTATAACTAAATCCGCTCTCATCCACATTGGCATTTGTATAAGTCCAAACTGGATCTACAGGTCTATCCATTACCACGGTTAGCTGCTGACCATTCCAAACTGGCATTGCACGGAAAATTGAGCAAATATCATTAATAACTTGATAAGCGGATCGTTGCTCTGTCAGCCAAACATTACAAGTAAATCTTGGCTCTTGCCCACCAAATCCATCTGGCACTAATTGGTCACAATATTGAGCGACTTGATATAACGCCCATTTATCCGCACCAAACTCACCAAGTCTTCCGCCCAAGCCATAGCGTTTATTTGTCACCACATCATAGAGCACCCAAGCGGGATTATCCGTCCAATCAACCTTAAATGTACCATCCCACATACCGGTATATTGACGAGTACGAGTATCATAATTGCTTGGTACTTTTACTTTTAAGCCAAGTAGGTCATAGGTACGAGTAGGGATATTGCTAAAATATTCAGAGTCAAATTTAACCCCCATTAAAGCTGTGTTTGGGTAAGTAAACTCCGTATCAATAATCTCTGTATAGCTAGACCAAATGGTATTATTTTGCAGTCTCTGTGTTGTGCTATCGTCTGTAGTCCGTTCCACCTTGACAATAAATGGTACGCTAGGCAGATTATCAAAAGTATGATGTTGCAAATACTGAGAGCTATATTTGCCGCTAATTGACACAGGGTAAGTTCTTGAGCCAATAGTAATGATAAAGTTTACGGATGTTCCGTTAGTGTCACCATTATCTTCTTGTTTAAAAAGCGATTGGACACCAATGGTCAAGCGTAATCGAGATACTTTGCTATCGGTCACGGTTCTTGTAAGCGGTAGATTTTTCTTAACTAGAGTGCCTACACCCACCTCTTTTTCTGAGGTGTTAAACCCAGCCATTAAATCCTGTACTTGGCCACCTACACGCCCCTCTACCTGCACATTTTTAAAATTATAAGAGCCGTCTTTGTTTTGTACTGGTGTTTTGTCAAAATAGATGGATTTCATTCCATCGGCTAAACCGTAAACTTCGCCCTCTGAAATTACTTCAACAATTTTGACAAGTTGCTTACTTCTTCCGCTCTCTTTTGCCTCGACTGGAGTATGACCACCGCCGCCACGACCTTTACCCATTGAAAACTCCTTAAATTTCAGTATCCATTGTTTCTACACCCTGAGATATGATGAGAGAGCCTACCCTCATTCTCCCATACGCCAATGGCATAGGTTTTCCCTGCGCTGTCATATTCGACAGGTTCGAAAATGCCGTAGATTGTTTCTTTTCTTTTTCAGTCCCCTGTTTCATCTCTGGCATTTTAGTGAGCATTTGAGCAACGCCACCTAATAATAGAGATGCGCCAACAGAACCCACTATCCAAGCCGCATTGCTACTAAGAAGACCAAATCCAAGGGGGCCTAAAGCGATTGCACCCGCAATAATTGCGACACCCGCAATCACACCAAACAATCCGCCACGTTTTGAGCCTTTTAAAACAGGTGTAAAATGCACTGTTGCATCATCTTTTAGTTTGTGACTCAATCCTTGCTCGAGATAACGATTATCTAAGTAGTCTCGCCCTACTCGCACGGTAAATAGCCCTTGTTGAATAAATTGACGCAATTTAGGAATTTGGCTCGTTAAGGCTTGGACTATCTCTGCCGTAGTTTGGCAATCTAGCCTAAATTCAGATCCAAACTGTTTAAGGCTGCCGTAAAATCTAACGTTGACCATGCGTTATATCTCCAAATACTATGAGTGTGTTTAAGCCAATATCCATCATACAAATCACGCTTAGATAAACGTTTTGGTGCATGATGAAGTACCATTTGATTACCGACATAAATTGCCGCGTGATTTGGTACATCAGCTCCAATATTGATTAAGATAACATCGCCTATTTGTGGTTCTT